AAAGACATTATCATCTGTTTAGATGGTGATGCGTATGATGATGCAAAAAAATTATACGATAAACTAAATGGAGGTGCCCTATATAACAGAGTAAAACTTGTCAAATTACCAAAAGACAAGGATGTCTGCGATTTAAGGGGAGATATCACACCATATTACATAGAAGAAAAACAATGAATTTAAAAGAAATAGCAAAAGAAATAAGAGACCTTATTTCAGAAAAACAAAAAGAACTATGTTTAACCTTTGAAGAAGAAAAACATAGATACACGATGAAAGATGTTAATGGAGATATTAGAGACGATTTTCCATCAGTATCAAAGGTGATGAAGTTATTTTACGATGAGTTCCCAACCGAAGAGGCGGCAAGAAATAAGGCGAAAGGTGACCCATATGTAATGCAAACTTTACTTGCAGAATGGGAGGAAGCGGGAAAGACATCCACAAATATGGGTAGTAGGGTTCATTACGAATTAGAAATTGAAACATTAAAGAGAGGTGGTTTAAACAAACAAGTAAGACAACCAATCTATGAATGTGATATGGAAATGATTATGAAAGGTGATCGTATGATTAAAGCGGGTTATAAGTTTCTAAAACTTATGGAAGATAGAGGGGCAGTACTTTTAGACACGGAGATAGTTTTAGGTCACCCTGAGTTAGGATATACAGGACAACCCGATAAGGTATGGATAATGTTTAATAAACAAAGAACGGGATTTGGAATTGTAATAACCGATTGGAAAACCAATAAGAAAAAAAATATGGAAACAAACGACTACACAAAACCAATGAGAGAACCGTTTAAATATTTACCAAATAACGCACTTGGACACTACAACACTCAACTTCCACTTTATGGTAAACTACTTGTAAAAATGTTAGAGGGGACAAAATATGAGGGTATTAGTTTTTATGGATGTGTAATTGTTCACCTTACGGATGAACAAGAATTTACAGAATACAGAGTATCAAAAGAAGTTGTTGATACAATAATGGATATGGATATTAAAGAATATTTGACAAAATAAATAAAATAAATTATTATTGACTATGGAAAATTCAGTAGAATTGGTTTGGGTATACACAACATCGTGGGACCACTTATCACCTTTTAAAATAAACATAAATTATATTATAAAATGAAAATTTATTTAACAAAAACATATTCGGTATTTGAATCATATGGACCGATTGATGTTAATTTAGAAGATTATCCAGAACTTGAGGGTAAATCAGAAAAAGAAATTATTGAATACTTTAATGAAATTATGTATGAAGAAAACATTAAAGATGGTAGTGAAGACACATTAGTAGACGAGTTTCAGTTTAATACTGAAATGATAAAACAAAAATATACAGACGAAGAAGAAGAAATCGTCGCTTATTGATATGGAAGATATTATAAAACCAAAAATTAACCTAAAAGACCAACCAACAGTTGATTGTGAAAAATGCCACTCAAAATACTTTAAAGAAGTTGTAATGTTAAAAAAAGTATCAAAAATTTTAACAGGGGGACACGAAGATAGCATGGTGCCTTTTCCAACATATATGTGTAACGAATGTGGACACGTAAACATTGATTTTCAATTATTTGATTAAAATGGAAATAGGTAAAATGACATTGTCTAAAGCGTACCCTTATCTTAATAGTGTTGCAAAAACATATGGTTTAAGATTACATCTCGCTAAAGAATTTAAATTAGCACGTTTAATTTTAGCTAACTTATATAATAGAGAATTATTATGACACACAAAGAATTTTATATTTGGTTAGAGGGTTACTTATATGGTAAACTTGAAAACAAACATATTGACATAATGCCGATAGTTGAAAAAATGAATCAAGTGAAAGACGACATTGAAGTTGATAAATTAAAAATTAGACCATTACAACCAATCCCGATGCCAACTAACCCATTTCCAAAGAATGATGATCCATTTAAACCACCATACGAAATATATTGCGGAACAAAAACACAATTAAATGATTAAAAAATTAGTACACTTCTCTGATTTACACGTCAGATTATATAAGGACCACGATTTGTATCGGTCAATTTTAGAAACAGGACTTGAACAATGGAAAGAATTAAAACCTGATAGGATAATTTTTACAGGTGATTTAGTTCACTCTAAAAATCAAATGACACCTGAACTTATTGAGTTTGTTGCTTGGATTTTAACTGAATGTTCTAAAATTGCAAAAACAATCATCATTCCTGGTAATCACGATTTTTTAGTTAATAATACCGAAAGATTAGACGCATTAACACCAATTATTAATTCTTTGAATAATGAAAGTATTGTGTACTACCGAGATAGAGGTGTTTATGAAGATGAAAACATTAGTTGGTGCATATACTCACAGTATCAAGGAAATATCCCACCTGATATTAGTGAAGCAAAAGGAAATAAAATTGGATTATTTCACGGACCAATTACGGGTTTAAAAACTGATTTAGGTTTTGAGTTTGGTGAAGAGGCGTATGAGATTGAAAAGTTTGATGGACTTGAAACAGTATTATGTGGAGATATTCATAAACGTGCCGAGTTTCTTATTAAAAATGGAAAAGGGTATATGATTGGTTCTACAATTCAAAATAATATTGGTGAAAGTATTGGAAGACACGGATATGGGGTATACGATGTTGAAACAAAAGAATACGTATATACCGATTTATTTAACCCAAGACCGTTTTTAAAATTTGAAATAAAATCTTTTGAAGATATTGAAAATGGAACAGAAAGACTCAAAAATCTTTAATAAAACAATACTTAAAAATGTTGAAAGTTATTGTAAATTAAATAATATTGAAGACATTAATGTGTTCATTAAAAAATGTTTTGATACAGGATTTAACATTGAAAAGTATGGGTTGTTGGGAAAAACACTTAATGATGGTGAAAAACACCTAAAAACGGTTGAAGTTGAGGAAAAACACGTAATTAAAGAGGTGATAGTTGAAAAACGAGTGGAGATACCGGTTGAAGTAATAAAAGAGGTTATAGTTGAAAAAGAAGTTATTAAAGAAGTACCTGTAGAAAAGATTGTCACAAAAATAGAATATGTTAGTAATAACAATGACCAAGACAGCAACAAAATTAAAATGTTACAAACAACAATTCAAAACCTTACTTCGGAGGTTAGAGAATTAAAAAAGAAAAACGAAGAATTAGAAAAAAAATTGTTAGACACGCCAAAACAAGTTGGTAATATTTCCGCCAAGTTCTATGGTAGTTCTAACCTAAACGATGATTTATACAAATAATATGAATTTAGTGATTTGGGCAATGGTTGCCTATGGAATGACAAACATTTTGGTCTATGGATCAATTTTTAATGGATTAAGACGTAAAATCCATAATTGGGGTAATAATGAATATTCTTTTCTTTATGGTTTAGGGTCATTTTTATCTGGACTTATCTCTTGTGTACTTTGCACATCAACATGGGTGGGATTTTTCTTATCTTTAACGTATTTTTCACCTAATGCAGATATTATTGGACTTAATAAATTTTTATCTGTATTTTTTGATGGTATGTTGTCCGCAGGATTTGTGTGGGGAATAAATGCAATCATAGAATGGTTTGAAGAAAATAGACCGACTAATAATAAGTAATAATAACTAATAATAACTAATAATGGGAAAAAAAGCAAAAGAACACAGAGCAAAAGTTGCCAAAAGAAATGCTAATTTAAAAGTACAAGAAAAACGTATGCAAAAAGTTTGGCAAGAGGCATTCCAAGAACAAATGGAAAAAATGAAAGAACAATTTGCCGCAATGTCAGGAGATACTATGTCTGAATTAACAGGATTATTAGAGGATGAGGAAAACGTACAAGAACAAACAATACAAGAAGGATCCGAATCAGTTGAACCTGTTCAAGGAGAGTAAACCATTTAATTATAATATAATGACAAAAGAGATAGACATATCAAAGTTTGAAAATCCGTATATTCAAGTTGTTTGGGAAGATATTAATGAAAATTTCACTCAAGATAAAATTAAGAGTGTAAAACATTATTTTCAAAAAAAATATAATACGACTAATGTGAACGTAATTACTAAAGTAAAGACGACACAGGAAGATAGTGAACAAACTGTTGATGTCTCTGTAAATGTTATGGACACTAACTACCAAGTTGATTTATTAAAACAATATTTGGTAAGTAAGGGTTATGAAAACTATTTAGATTCTATTTTAAGTCATAATAGAATGGTTGAAAATAAAATGCAAGAAAATGAGACTGAAACTACGGTTTTTAAAAAATGGTACATTAAAAACATCGAATTTTCTAATTTTTTATCATATGGTGAAAACCAAAAGATTGATTTTGAAAAATGTAATGGTTTAACAGTCATTGAGTCAAACCCACCAAATTTTGGAGGTAAAACCGTACTTTCAGTTGACTTGTTATTATTTTTATTTTTTAATGAAACAACAAAAACAACAAAGGCTGAAGAAATTTTTAACCGATTTACCGACAAAAACTCGGTAGTCGTTAAAGGTGAAGTAACAATTGATGGTGAGGATTACATTATTGTAAGAAACATCGAAAGAAAGATGTCCAAAAAAGGTGAATGGAATGTTAAAACTGAATTAGATTTTTTCAAAAAAATGTCTGATGGTAGTTTACAAAATTTTACTGGTGAACAAAGAAGAGAAACTGAAAAATTTATTAAAGAATCCATAGGGACTAAAGATGACTTTTTAATGACCATCTTGACAACGGCAACAAACCTTGAGGAGTTGATTGATGCAAAACCAACAGCAAGAGGCCAAGTATTGTCACGTTTTATGGGACTTGAGTTCTTAAAAAGAAAAGAAGAAGTTGCGAAATCAATTTATTCCGATTTTTCTAAATCTATGTTATCAAACATTTATAACACAGAAGAACTTAAAACAGATAATGAAAATAACGAAACAAAAATATCTGAGTTAAAATCTAACATTGAAACCAATAGACTTGAGTTAATTAATATAACATCAAACATCGGTAAAGGTAGAAATTACCGAGATGAAATGATATCTAAAAAACATACAGATATTGACATTGAGTTAAGTAGGTTAGTACCAAGTGATGTGCAAAATGAGATTGACGGACATCTATTTCAAATTGAACAAACAAACATTAAACTATCTGAGTTAAAAGTTGTTGAACCAAAAGAATACTATAAAGAGGACGAACACGATAAAGTAAAGGAGGAATATAATAATGCATTTAAACAAAAAGTAGAATTTGATACAAAAATCACCGAGATTGAAAAATTAAAAAGTTCAGTTAAAGGTGGTATTAAGTGCGAACATTGTGGTATTGAATTAATGAATGCTGCAATAACACAACAAAAGATATCCGAACTTGATGGCCTTATCACTCATAGAGGTCAAATTTTAGGGGTTATGACGGATTTATCCAACAAGGAACAAAGTTTTGTCCAACTTAAAAAAGAATTTGATGAGTATGAAAAAAACAAACTTATTAAAGAAAAGTATGAGGCAACAATTGAGAATTATAATTTAAAAATTGAGACACTTAAAAATAAGTTAACTGAATATGATAAAATGTTGGATAAAATTAAAACCAACGAACAAATTGATGCTATGTTGATTAAAGCGGGTTTAAGACTTGAAGAATTGGATAGACAAAAAACTCAAACACAAACTCAGATTAATTCTGACGAATACACAGTTAAAACATTAGAAGAAAAGATTAAAACTAATCTGAACAATATTATTAAAATTTCTGAAGAACAAGAAAAAGAAAAGATTCATAAAATTTATTTAGATGCTTACGGTAAAAATGGTATTTCTAAAATAATTATGAAAACAATGATGCCATTAATTAATTCGGAACTCCAAAGACTTATGGAAGATAGTTCTTATTTTAAATTGGAAATCAGAATTAGTGATAAAAATGAGGTTGAATTTTTAATGATTGATAATGGTACTGGAGTTGAAAAATTAATGTCATCAGGATCAGGTTACGAGAGAACAATCGCATCTTTAGCTTTAAGATCTGTTTTAAGTAAGATTTGCTCACTACCAAAACCAAACGTCATCGTATTTGATGAAGTTTTTGGTAAGATATCAAACGACAACTTGGAAATGGTATCTGAGTTCTTCGTTAAAATTAAAGAATACTTTGAGAAGATATTTTTAATAACACATAACCCAATGGTTAATCAGTGGGCTGATAGTGTTGTTAAAATTAGAAAGGAAGATAATATTTCAAAAGTTTATCAATAATATGTACGGAGTAACGAAAAAAATATTTATATTTGTAAGACACATTAAAAAACTATTTATGGGTAGAAAGAAAAAAGTTACGGAACCCGAAGATAAAAGGTATATGTTATTTCTATACGGAGATTTTATGGAATCGGAAGAACTGACACAAGAATTATCAATGCAATTTATTACTGTAACATCTTCAGAGTATTTAAAGTTTACTTATGGTGAGTATGGTGTTGTTTTACATTTTAGAAGTAAAGAAACCTTTAATGACCTTAAAGAGTATGTTGATATGGTTTTTAATGACATTACGGAACAATATTTTTTAATTGAGGTGTCAGGTAATTTTGACATTAAAATGCCAAGAAAACTTAAAAAAGATTTTTTGAATATAGATGGTGATTTAAAGAAAGAAGAACCAAAAAACGGAGGCATAAAAATTGACGAGATTAGTGAAGAGAAAAGAAAAAATATTAGTTTTGAGATTTATTACCCAATTATGGATGGAGGGCTTTTCGGTAAAGAAACCCCTTACGTAATTGAAGAACCAACAGTGGATGAAATTTTAGATAAGATAACAGAAAAAGGAATAGAGTCATTAACAGAGAAAGAAAAAGAGATATTAAAGAATTATGGAAAGAACAAAAACTGAGAACGTTAAATCGTCAAACCCATTGAATCAAGATGAGATTCAAATCTACCTTAAAGATATAAGAAAACTAAAGGTAATGACACCGGATCGTGAGAAGGTCTTAGCTCAAAAAATTGCATCAGGTGAATGTACGCAAAGAGAAAAAGACCAAATCCAAAAAGAAATGTTGGAGGGTAACCTTCGTTTTGTCATCACGGTTGCAAAACAATACCAAAACCAAGGTGTTGACCTATCAGACTTAATTGCTGAAGGTAACTTTGGTCTTATGAAGGCAATTAAAAACTTTGATTGGAGTAAAAACAACCGTTTTATTTCGTATGCTGTTTGGTGGATTAAACAATCAATTCTTCAATCTCTAAATGAAAATTCAAGAACGATTAGACTACCAGTTAATGTTGTTCAGGACATGCAAAAAGAAAAAAAGGCAAATGAAAAAACAAATTCTGAATTGTCTGCAAAATTTGCTAACCTACCAAAAATGATAGACTTGGATATGAGTATCAATGAAGACGGGGACACACTAATTGACGTTATTAAAAATGATAATGTAGAATCCCCTGATGAAATATTCTCAACTAAAGATGCTCTTAAAGAGAAGATGTTAGGGATTATGTCTGTTTTAGATGAAAGAGAACGAATTATTGTTGAGGACTATTACGGTATAACTGGAACTCCTCGTACTTTGGAAGATATTGGGTCAGACTTTTCTTTAACAAAAGAACGTGTACGACAAATTAAAGAAAAGGCACTTCGTAAACTTAGAAACGAATGTTCTGATTTATTTGAATATTTAGGATAAAAAATTTGGCAGATTAAAAAAAGACATATATCAGTGTTTGTCGGGAAGCTTACTCCTGGGGTCGTAAGTCGTCGTGACACCACGGTTAGTGTGTCGGGTTTAAAATCCTCTAATCGGTACGGAAAAATTCAAAAGGGTAGAGTAATTTCTACCCTTTTGTTGTATTTATAAGTATGTTAAATAGAATCATAAAAAAAGTATTACTTGAAGAAATCAAACTAATTGAAAGTGCGGACAAAAGAGGACACGTACTATTCTCAAAAGTTATTGACAATAAATTGGTCAGATTAATTTCATCAAGACACCAAAGAAGTGATAGGTTTGGTAATTTATCATACGAAGAGTCAGTTGAAAAATACGAAGATTTTTTACAAAAACGCAGATCTAAATTTCAAGTACCACCAAGAATTGGGGTTCCTGATAAAATGATTGTTAATGTTTTTAGTGAGAATCTTAATAAAATTCAGGACAAATTCAAAGACTTAAACAAAAGTAAAATCATTTTTGTAAAAGAAAGGGAAGACAATGATGATGATCCGGTATTTGATAATATTGAAATAATAATAGACAAAGAAGGTTCAAACTATACAATAGTAACATCCGCATTTTCTGAAGACGGAGAATATTTAAAAAATTATAAAACAACTGAACAACAAGATAGAGTTATGTTAGAAATGTATAACGTATCTATAATGCCCGTTGTTTTCTTATAACCCCTAATGGTTGTCAGTAATCGTTTTTTATTTATCTTTTATATTTATCTATTATAGTTTAATAATATGAAAGATAAATTTTTACCTTGGTTTTTGTTATTTTGTGCGTTGGGGTTGTCGGGTACTGCCGCATACTATAGCGTTGTTGGTTTATCCATTGTTTTTATTGGTGTTGCGTTACCCGTTATTATTATGGGGTCATTTCTTGAAATATCAAAAATTGCAATAGCAACATACCTACACGATAAATGGAAAGAAACTTATGGGGTATTAAAAATTTACCTAACTATCGCACTTGTAACATTATCTTTAATCACGTCGCTTGGTATATACGGGCTTTTGAGTACAGGATTCCAAGGAAACATCGCAAAACTTGAAATCAATGAAAAACAAATCAAAAACATTGAAGTTAAAAAAGAAAGATTTGAAGAGGTTAAAGGTGAATTAACAAAAGAAAAAAATACTTTAGACGGAGATATCACAAAACTAAGAGAAGGTCTATCTAATAACACAACAATCCAATCTGTGGACGGTAGAACAGGTCAAGTTATAACGAGAGCAAATAATGCAAATAGAAAGTCGTTTGAAACTCAATTATCCCAAGCGCAAGTAAGACGAGATACCATATCAAAAAGAATTGACAATATGAATGACAGTATCACTAAACTTGATATTGAAATATTGGATATGGAATCTGATGAAATATCAGGAAGTGAGTTGGGGGCAATTAAATATGTTAGTGAACTTCTTGATTGGGATATTAAAAGAGTTGCGAACCTTTTTATTTTGATTTTAATATTTGTATTTGACCCATTGGCTATTACATTAGTTATTGCAACAAACCAAGCGTTTAAACTAAAAAGAAAAGATGAGGATACCCCACAAGTACCCCGTAATTACCCCGTAAGTACCCCACAAGTTAAAGATACCGACCAAGTAATTGATGATACAAATGTTGAAAAACTAACAAATTTACAAAAGGAAGAGAATAGAGTTTGGGATATGGTTAGGAAATTAAAAGATGAAGGTAAATTACCACCACCTCCTACTGAAGAAGAACTTGCGGAAGAACCAACGGCAATTGCTTTTACCCCATATGAAATTGAAGAAGATTTAGAAACACCTGAAGACACACTAATATCTGATGGGTTAGAAGAGGTAAATGAAATAGTAGAAGAAGAGATGATAATACAAGAATCCATACCCCAAACAAATAAAAGATTATCATACACTAAAAAAAATGGAGGATCTTTACGAATTAACAGGTTTTAACCATATAGGTAAAAATGAAAACAAAACCTTAATAATACTTTCAGACACAAGAAGAGAGTGTAAAAATTATATCAATTCCCTTAAGTACCGATATAATAATAAAAATCCATACTTACCAAATTACGTAATATCAAAAAAAGGGGAAACATATAAAATAACTAACCCAGACTGCTATTCAAATTTTATGGAAAACATTAATGTTGATAAAAAATCAATAATTATATCTTTAGAAAATTTAGGGTGGTTAAAGAAAATTCCATTAAATAATACATACACAAACTGGGTTGGTGATATTTATAATAAAGAAGTTTTTGAAAAGAGGTGGAGAGACCACGTTTTTTGGGATATTTATACTGAAGAACAAATAAAAACACTTTCCACTTTAATATTAAAACTTTGTAATGAGTTCAATATACCTTTAAATTTTGTAAATACAAATGTAAAATTTGACGGTATTGAAAACTTTAAAGGAATTGCTTCAAGAAGTAATTTTGATTTTATATATAAAGACGTAAATCCGTCATTTGATTTTAAACTTTTAAAACAAAAAATAGAAAAATGATTAACGAATATGATGAATTAAAATCCCTTTTGAAGAAGTCAAAAATGTTAATGGAACAAAAAGGTCCAATTAACATGGGTAAGAGTATTGAAGACAGGATTGAAGACGATGAAAATGATTATCCTGAAGAAACTCAACAATCTGATTACAACCCTAAAAAGGATAAAAGCAAAACCTATAGAATATCTGGAGGTCTTTTAACTTTAAACGGTAAGGATAAAAAGGATGTAGAACTAACAACTGAAGAAAAAACGGCATTTCAAGAAACAATGGATGAGTTTGTGACAGATGTTTCTGACCTTTCAGATTTTGGAATTTTAAACGTTTATGAAAACTCTGTAGAGTGGAGTGGTAAAATATTGGATGCCGATATTGAATTCTTTTATACCATAGGAGAAGAAACTGGGGTTTACGTGAACGGAGATATGATTAAATTAGATGAAAAACTCGTTGAACTAATCAATAAACTAACATCTTTCTATGAGAAGTTTAAATCAAAATGGGCTAAAGTAATATCTATTAGAAAGAAAACCATAGATAAAAAAATGTAATAATATGAAAAATCTAATATTAAAAAATTATAAAAGTATACTTTATCTTGTTATAGGAATTGGATTAGTCTATTTGATGGTTTTAATTTTTACACCTAAACCCGAAATGTCAGAGTTAGATAAGTATAAATTGGACCAATTAAATAAAGACATCAACGAGATTAAAAACAACCAAATTAAGTTGGACAGCACAATAACGAGGTATGAAAAAGAAATCAGTAAAATTGACTCAACTATTGCGACTGTAAGAAATCAAAAAACTATCATTAAAGAATATTACAAAGAAAAGGGAGAACAAATAAACGGAATGAAACCATCACAAATAGACAGTTTATTCCATAAAAGATATAACTATTAAAATGAAAAATATATTATTAATTATATTGTTTTTACTACCACTAACCGTGTTTAGTCAAACAAAAAAAGATACTACAGAAATTTGTATACCATATAAAGTTGCAAAACAAATGGCTTTAGACTTAAATTCTTTGGATTCATTAAAATCAGACTCTAAATTAACAAATAAAGAGTTGAGAGAAACAAGAAAAAAAGTAACCTATCAAGATAGTATTATTCAAACAATGGAACTTAAAGAAGAAAACTATAAGTTACAAATTCAAAAAGAAGAGGAAAAATATAAAATAGTTGATGATCAAAATAATGGACTTAGAGACGACATTAGAAAAATTAAAAGGAAAAATACTTTTATAGAAATTATAGGTGGTTCCATAGTTGGAGCATTAAGTTACATATTAATATTTAAATAATGGCTCTTAGTTCTACAGATAAAAAAGAAATTGAATCTATAGTTAAAAAAGAAATAAAAGACTTTTTAAACACCACTACAGTTGTAAAATTTGAAGACAGAATTATTGAAAAAATAAAAAATGATATGTCTAAAGGAAAACTAAGAGGAGACATCAATGAGTACATTAGAAAAGCATTTGTTGAATTTTACCATTTTCTTTGGTCTAAACGAAGTACTTGGGAAAGTACAATTAAAAATATTAAATAATGGTAACTAAAGAGACTATAAGAAAATATATAACAGAAGCACTTAAAAAGGCTAAAGAAGTGGAGACTAAAGAAGCGACCGCAACTGGTGGCGGATATGGATATTCTTCACCTGCGTTTAGTATGTGGTCTGAAGATGATGAGGCAAAGGCCGAATACAAAAGAATGGAAGACACCCAAGAAGAATTTACTGAAGCAACAACATCAGCATCAGTTGGGGCATATGATGTACCAGGTTTTCAGGACGTTAATATGAAGGGAAACACACTAAAAGGAAAGGGAACATCTTGGAAAAAATCACAAATACCCGGAGGATCATTTGTTGATATAGACCCAAAATGTAAAACTTTTCCATATTGTAATCAGGGGAATACAGGTGCCGTTAGATACAGAAAATCAAAACCAAAAAACAAAAAAAGTAAATCATCACCGATGAATGAGGCAATATATAACGTATCATTAAAAACAGGATTAAGTGAAATAGAAATAAAAAATATTATATTATCACATATTGATAGTAATTTATAAAGTATTAGATATTTATGATTATGAATAGAGAAATTTTAAAAGTAGTAAATAGAGTATTATCTGAAGAGATTTCAGGTAGAATCTCAAACGTTAAACGTAGAATTTTTGAAGAAAAATCTATGTGTTCCGAGTGCGGTGTAGGTACAATGTATGAAGGAGAATGTTCAGAATGTGGATATACTAATGAAGGAGACATCCAAGAATTAGGTGGTATGGACGACGGACACCCAAGATTTGGTAAAAGACGTTTACCTAAAAGAATGAGTCCTGAAGATATTGAAAAAATCCTTAGAGGAGACGATGAGGACGATATTTCATTTGAAGATGACAATATTCCAAACATTAAAAAAATGAAACGTCACAGAGATAATAGAGATCAAGATGAAATTAACGAGTACTCACCAAAAGATGAAATTGAAAATAATTTTTCATCGTATGAGGAATTTTGTTCTCAGATATATAATATGGATGATCCAAGATGTGAAGGATATTACCGTTATACTTCTAAACTTGATGACGAAAAAAGTTATAAAAATGATGGGGAAATAGATGAAAGATTGTACGGTAATCAAAAAAGAATTGACAAAAACAAAAACGGAAGAATTGATAGAGAAGATTTTAAAATGTTAAGAAAAGAAATGTATGAATTAACATTGGATGACACTAACGAGAAGTTTATTTTTACCGAAAATGAAATTATTGGAATAATTGAAAATGTTATTTTAGAGGAAAAGAAAAAGTCTAAATCTAAAACAAAATCAAAAGACCCAATTAAGTTAACAAAATCCAACCAAGAAAAATCTAAAAAAGAAAATGATGATAACATTAATATGGTGGTTAAAATGATGAAAGACCAACTTAAAAATCAGTCAAAAGGGGAATATGAAATGTACCCCAAACATTTTCCAAAAGGTAACGGTGAATTAGCTAAAATGGATAAAATGGCTTATGTACCTTCAGATTCTGTTGAAGAATATATTAAGAATTTTACTGCAGCAGGTTTAGAAAATCTTTATTTTGGTGATGGAATTAAACCTGACGAACAATGGATGACAGATAACATTGAAGGTTCTTCAAGGACAGGAAACAACCCTAAATGGGCAAATGCTGTTGAAACACCAGTAAACAAAGAAAGAAACACAATTAGAAAAAATAACATGTTAGCGAAATTAAAACAAAAGGCGTATAACAAGGCACCACAACCTGTTGTTTCAGACAATGGTGGATCAAAATCAGATAAGGCTAGTAAGATTATGATGAATTTAGAGTCTACAGAGAGTAAAAAAGTTTTAACGGATGTAGATAAAATGAAATCTTTAATGGGATATACTAAAAATACACAATAATATATATTTCACTTTTTAAAGACCCATACTATTATTAAGTTATGACAACAGATAATAATAGTATGGGTCGTTTTTTTGATTGGTTAGCCAAACCAATGAGCGATGAAGATATTAATGCTTGGTACTTAGCAAATAATATCACCCCCGAATTAACAGAACTTTTCAGAGATTTTTGCATATCTTTTTTAAATTTATTAAAAGAAACTTACTTAGGTGATGATTTTTCAGATAATAATGAAACAAAAATAGGTATGACTAATATGCAGAAACAAGACCATTTTGAGTGGTGTTGGAGAAAAACCATAGACAACTTTAATAAAGAAAATATTGATTTTATATTTGATAAAACTGATTCCGAGTTCTTTGAATCATTTTTCTTTGAAGTTTTTTATAACCAACCCGATCAAAAAGTTAAAGAAACTATAGATAAGTTTTTTAATCAAATCTTTGATATAAGAAGAAAAAAAACAAAATCAGACATTGAGGTTTTTACCGACATATATAAAGTCTTAGAAAGATCTTTAAAAATAATATAAAACATATTTACAAAAATTACCAATAGGTTACTTTTAGTATAAAATAAAATATAATTTACTATAAAAATGGAAACTTTAGAACAAATTAAAACACTAGTTGAAACGTTAGTTGTTGATACAACTAAATTTTATAATGGTAATAAATCTGCAGGAATTAGAGCAAGAAAAGTGTCACAAGAATTAAAAGCCGCGGCACAAAAACTAAGAACTGATATTTTAAACCATTCAAAACAAGAGGAAAAATAATATGACAATTTTTTATCCGATTCTTGGGTTTATTTTTGTATTTTCAGTACTGGCCCTTTTAAGATTTACCTTTAATTTTTTAAGGGCCTTACTTTCTACTCCGCCTAAACCTATAGAAATAACATTTAATGAAACCGTATTTTACGGATTATTCATATCTTACATAATAACATATTTAATTTGTATTTAAAATGATTTTTAGCCAATTTATAAGTAAGGTCAATAAGTACCTTAAATCCGTTAGATTATTAAAGAATTATATTAGTTTTGATATGATTTTTCCTGAAACTTGGACAACAATAAAAAAATTCCCTGATGGAATTGAAATCATACAAAATGAAAACAACGACGGAAAAATCATCACTTCTTTTGTTTGTGAAAACAAAAATACCCTAATAGATACTTTAGAGAAATCTATGGACACCTTCATTAAGAGTAATATAGAAAGAGAAGAGAAAGAAAAATTGTTTAAAAGTAAAGTCCAAGAATTAAAAGGTATTTTTGAAAAAGAAAACCTTGAAAACTTAAAAGGACTTAAGTTTGATGTTGAAGAATTAACAAAACTACTTGAAAATGACGAAAAAGAAACCAACGGGGGAGTTGTTGAAACAGCTTAGAATTTTAGAGGAGGAAGGCAAAAAAGACCAAAAATTTTGCGAAGATTATAAAATCAAACTTGCTAAAGAATTAAAAAGTGTTAGACCTAGTGAAATAAAAAATTCACTAACAGAAGAAAAAAGAACTAATTTATGGCGAAGAATATTGATAACTTTAGGGATGAATTAATAAAGATAGCAAAGGCCGTTGAAATATTAGAAGATTCCTTTATTGGTGATAACAGAATTGAAGTCAATATTCCTGTTGATGATAGAACTTTTAACACAATAACAAATTATTTAGGTGGAATAGACAACCAAAATAAATGTATAGTATCAATAGGTAATTCAGAGTTTATCTTTTTGAAAAAGTAGTTTTTAGTCTATACAACCTTTTTTTATCAAACCCCTTCTCTTCTAATAAGTTATAAATCCACTTTCTTTGTGCTGATGATACGTCTCTAACAAAAATGGCATCAGTCCTACCAAGATCAATAAAATGATTTTGTAAAATATCTAAAAATCTATCAGACTCATCACTATCCTTTAATGAGAATATTGAAACGTCACTATTAATTTGAATACACAGTTTATTATGTATTGTAAAAATGTTTTTTAACTCTTTTTGTTTAAGATATTTAATTATTAATTCGGACATTGTAATCTTATCTTGAGATTGCCAATCAAAAAGAGACTCCTCAATTTTATATTTCTTTATGTCCAAAAACACATATTCAGGATTATCCATATTTACAGGGTTATTTCTACCCATATCATCAGTAATAAATAAACTTTTTTGTATTTTGGTTTTTTTACTTAATAACCCAAGTTCGTACTCAACCCTTGTTGCGTTCTCAATTTTTTTATCAAACAATACCGTATTTTCTTTAATAAGTTTATTGAACATTTTAATTGCGTTTTTTTCTGTAGAATAATGTTTGATAATTTTTCTTTTTTTCTTATTCTTAAATAAAACAATTAAAAAATTAGTATCCATATGAAGAATTATTATAATATTTTAGGGGTTTCAGAAACCGCAAGTCAAGACGAAATAAAAAAGGCATATAGAAAATTAAGTAAACAATATCATCCAGATGTAAACCCTGAAGGTGAAGAAATGTTTAAAGACGTTAGTGAAGCATATGATAATTTAGGGGACGAAAATAAAAGAAGACAATACGATAACTCAAAAAATAACCCATTTGCCGGTATGGGTGGACCAGGAATGGATATAAATTCCATTTTTGAACAAATGATGGGAGGACAAAGACAAAAACAAAGAGCTCCCGATAAAGTAATTACAGTAAATCTTACCCCAAAAGATTCATTCTTTGGAGTTAAAAAGGATTTTGAATATAGTGTTGCTGATTGTTGTGATACTTGTAATGGTAACGGCGGTGATAGATCAATATGTCACCACTGTAAAGGTAATGGATTTATTGTACAACAATTTGGTACTGGTATGTTTAGACAAACAATACAAAGTGCCTGTCCACACTGTAACGGTCAAGGTAGTACAATAATGAAGGTTTGTACGTCTTGTAATGCTAAAGGCGTAAAAATCATTAAAGAGAAGATTAACGTTACAATCCCTAAAAACGTTGATAACGGAGATTTTTTAAGAATACAAGGTAAAGGAGATTATAATTTAAATGCCAAAATAAAAGGAGACATTATTTTAAAAGTTAATCTTATTAATGATAATGGATTTGAAAAAATGGGTAGAGACTTGATATATGCAGTTAAAATAAGTCCTTTAAGTGTTATAATGAATGAACAAATAGAAATACCACACCCCGAAGGTACAATTAAAGTATCACTACCAAACGAATTTGATAGTGATAGACCATTGAGAGTTGGAGGTAAAGGGTATAAGTACCCTGATGGTAATGGTAGTCTTTACGTTAAGGTTGGTGTTAAAAGTAACCTTAAATACAGTGACGAAGTTCTTAATTCCGTTAAAGAATTACTTGAACAAACTAACAATATTACCGATTAGTTCTACTGAACCGTAAATTGATGTTGCTATTATATAAATAGCTAAAAAGGTTATCCATTTTTGTGATGTTGACATACCTTTATTTTTACCTTCCTTACACTTTTTACATTCAGGACCTTGAGTTAAATTTTCTGATTCCATATTTTAATTTATATAGGTAATAATATCACCCCTAACAATTTTAGTAAAGTTATTATTTTCAAATTGTTATTTTATTACTGTATCGACTGATTCACATAGTATTCTTTTTAAGGTATTTAAAGGTTTTATAATGACTCTATCTTGTTTTTACAAAGAAAAAATGTTATATTTAATGAGGTAATTAATATTATTACAAATAAACAAAAATATAGAAAAAAATAAAATGTGTTTATCATATATAGGAGGTAAGAGTAGGATTGGAAAGTGGATTGTCCCTTTCTATGATAAAAATATGGAAACATACGTTGAGCCATTTGGAGGAATGTTTTGGTGCTTCTTTAATATGGACTTGAAGGAGTTCCCCAACCTAAAGAAAGTTGTTTATAATGACTTTAATCCATTAAACCATAATCTATTTAAATGCATTCAAAATCCGGCAGAGTTGTTAAGTGAGATTAATTCAATTGAATGTCAAAAATTTGGAGAAGAAATTACACCGCCAATATATAAAGAACAATTTATTAGGTTTCAGGCTGAAATATTTGGTGAAAATTTCAGCGTAGAACCTGGTAATTATGAAGTTGCCGCAAAATACGTATATATTCTTACACAAGTATTCAGCGGGTCTAAACCTGAAACCTCATCATTTATTGATTTAAAAGGTAAGTATAAATCAAAGTATTTGACATTTAGAGATAAGTTGTCTAAACCTGATTGGGTTGAACATTTTTTAAAAATTACCCATGTTGAGAATATGGATTTTGCACATTTGATTAATGCATATGACTCACCAACAACATATTTTTATGTGGATCCACCATATTGGAAAACTGAAAATTATTACTCAAATCACGATTTTGATAGAAATGACCACGAAAGACTTGCTAACACATTAAAAGGAATCAAAGGTAAATTCAGTTTATCTTATTATGATTTTGACCTTTTAAATGAATGGTTTCCCAAAAATGAATATACTTGGGAGAAGAAAGAATTTGCAAAAGCAGCCGCAGCAAAAAAAGGGGCAAAACAAAATATGGGGGAAGAATTATTAATTATGAACTACTAAAGAATATTTTTCTTATATTTGTGATATTTATTAATAAAACATACAAAAATGGCAATTAAGTTTACAAACATTTTAAGAGATCTTATCATTGAAAGTTCAAGATTTCAAGTATTATTTGACAAATACGTAAAACCTAATAAAGAAACAAGAAAGGCTATAATGCCATTCCCTATCCTATTTGAAATTATCGCAGCTGACCCAACATCAAGAATACCTGATGGTATGACTGCAGAGACAGCAAAACCTGAAGATATGGAGAAAGTAAAAATTGGAAAGTATGTCCAATGGATGCTTAAAAATTATGCAACACCTAATATTGACTTAGAAAGTGGTATTACCGACCCTAATAGTCCGGCAGTGAAACAGGCAATTAAACAATATCAAGATTTGTTCTTGGAGGACATTTATAAAATCACTCAGGACTTAATGAAGTTTGAAAGATTTAAAAACAGATTACCACAAGAGGCTAGAGATATTAATAAATTAACTCCTGAGACTCTATATGATCAAGTTAAAGATTTCTCATTAGAAAAAACTAAAGCAACTAAGGATGAAAAGGTTGAAGCATCAAGAACATACCAACATCCAGGAGCTGACATTGTTTATCGTGGTTCTGAGTGGACAGTTGCTCGTATTTCAGACCAAGGACAATTAGGTAAAAACGCCGCTTGTTTCTATGGTGGACAACATAAAGAACCACAAAGAGGTGAAACAAGATGGTGTACATCATCTCCAGGTTTAACTTGGTTTGATAGATACATTAAAGATGGTCCTTTATATGTTGTTATCCCTAACTCACCACGTAAATTTACGGGTAGCATGGATATTGGTGAAGAATCTGGACTTCCAGCATACAGAATCCAATTCCACTTCCCATCTAATCAGTTTATGACACCTGACGATAGAAATATTGACTTGGTTGAGTTCTTGAATCAACAGGAAACAGGACTTAAAGAATACTTTAAACCTGAATTTATGAAAGGTTTGGCATCTAAAGGTGGAACTAAAGTGTCTGTTAATTACCCTGGTGATTCGGCATCTAAATTCATTGCTCTTTATGGTTTTGAAGAATTCTTTGAAACATTACCTGAAAATATTGAAAGACTTGAATTTACTAAAAAAGGTGGTCCTGACATTGCACTTAACATTCCTAATAGTATTGGTAAATTTAAAAACTTAACCGCTTTACACCTTGTTGGATGTGTTAAAAATTTACCAGAATCTATTTGTCAACTTGAAAAACTACAGTTCCTTTCTTTACCTGATAACCCTCAGTTGGAGATGTTACCAAGTTGTTTAGCGAATCTTAAAAGATTAACTGTTATCAACTTGAAAAATAGTAATTCAAGTAGTGTGATTCCTGATTCATTGAAACAAAAAATGGATTCAGACGACGCATTCCACTTATTTGCTTAAAAAGTTTTTTATATCAAAAATATTTAGTATTTTTGTTTAAATTAAAAAGTATTGGATATGAGTGTTGACATTGAAATTTATATGACACAATTTAAGGGGTTCTTTGATAAGAACCCCGAACAATTAAAAATGTTAATAGGGGAAATTAACCCCGAAAAATTTTTTAGTGGCGTTAGGTCTATTGTTGCAGAAAACTCAGAAAAAGAAGATTCACCACTTGAACCAACGAGAAAACAAATTTTAACACTGATCGTAAACCTTAATGGTGAAACAAAAGAAAGTGTAGAAAAAAGATTAATCCCATTTATGAAACATCATATGGGATCCATTTGTTTGAATTAGTAACCCTATAATATTATTTTTATGTCTGAAATGACGACATTATTTAAAAAAGAAGTTCGTAAATACACAACTGAAGTTTTTCAAAATTTTAATGAATTGGCACCCAAAACCCCAATTGACAACGATCCTTTTGATTTTGGCGTTAATCCTGGTATACGACCAAGTCCACAAGGTTCTTTTAAACCAAAATTTGTATCAGAAGACGAGACTGTTTTTTTAGAAAACTACGCAAATCCCCTTTCATCATTAACTATGTTGAGAAAGACATTAGTTATAGAAGAAAACGAAAATAAAATTGCTCTTAAATGTTATAACTACAGGAACCACAGAGATGTTGCAAAAAAGTATTTTATAGTTAGACGAGATATTACTTATCTAACATTCAACATTAAAAGAAAAACTTTTTATTCAGGAATACTTAGACTTAAAAAACGAGCTAAAATCGGTTCAAAAATGTCTATGAATAAAACGGATTTATATTCAATGGATGTGTATAACCAAATATTTTATTTTATGTCGTATTTAAATAATGAATATGATAGTTATAATCTTACCAATGAGGTAATTAATTTGTTTTTAAATAGAGTTTCTGAAATAATAGATATAAAATTTGATAAAGAGGATTTAACACCAAGAGACAAGTTTTATCAATTATACCTTAAAATTTCTGGTATTAAGTATCCTGACGCATTTTCAAAGTTTGTAACATATTATACCCCTAAAAAGGAAATTAGAGAACATGGTAATAATTTAGTTACTTGGTTTATGAAAAAAAATGGATTTAAGGGAACTAAAATACGAGAACTTTTAAATAAGTATAATAATGTGGATATAAACGGACTAACCTCGTTTTATAAACTATTAGGACAAAATTTATTTAATACAATTAATAGCGAATGTTTTTTAACTGAAAGTAAACTTGGGTCAGAATATTACGGAATGTGGTCTCAGATACCGGAAATGTTAGGTAAAAAAGAATTGTATAATATTTGTAAAATATTAAATACAACAAAATCAGAAACCTTATTAAACTCTTTAGGTGATCATATTCATTATAAAGAGTCTTTAAAAAAATATGGAGAATTTGTTAAAATTACGGCAACTAACTATGATGATTACGTAAAAGAACATTCTGAATGGTCATCACTTATACAATCATATCGTACTGGTCTTGTTACAAGATTTTATGGAGATGATGAGTATTTAATTGAAAAACCAATCAACCATAATGGTGAAACGTATTATCCTGTATTATTAAAGACAACCGAGCAATACGAAGGAGAATCAATGGTTCAAAGCAACTGCGTTAGAACTTATAGTGAGAAACCTTACTGTTTTATTGTGTCTTTAAGAAAAGGAAATGCGGATAGTGATGTGAGAGCAAGTATTGAGTTCCGATATATGAATGACGGACTTAAAGTTGTTCAAAAGTTAGGTAAATACAATAAACACTTATCTGAAGAATGGTTATCCCCAATTAATGAATTGGAGGGATTTGCAAACTATCTTTATAGTAAAGGTGTGATTAAATTACCTGAGATGACTAAAAAATTTCCTAATGGTAAAGTAATTAAACAAAATGCAGTATTTGAAAATAAAAAGGATATAAAGTACATGTTACCAATTTGGAATAATGACGAACCTAAAAACTATTTACTAGATTATATTGCTGATTATGATTTATTTGAAGATTTACCATAATTATGGAAGAAAATAATATACCTGAACACGTTGTTAATCAATTTTTGAATAAAAATTCAAGTTACCCTAACATTGTAAGAACAAGAAATATAACATTAGATGGTATAAATGTGTTAATTGAAAAAAATAATTTAGAGTGGACCAATTCAATTTACGATAAAGGATATATCTATATAGAGGGATTAGTTGTTTGGGGAAAATCCAAAACGTTTTTATACTTTAAAAAAAATGAAAATGAATTCACATATAAAATACACATCTTAACTGAAGATATTTCAAAAATAGATATGTTATTAATTGGATTAAATAAATATTATACAATAGATAAAATATGAAAGTAATTGTTTTATATACAATGGAAGGGTGCCCATTTTGTGGGATGATAAAAGAAATTTTAGATAATGAAAATTATAGTTACCTTGAAAGAGATATTCATGAGCATTCAGAAGAGTATGACGAATTTTCAAAAACAACGGATAATGATTTTATACCTGCATTTATGTTATTAACTTTAGATGAAAAAGATAATGCACATAACGTTAAATTATGTGCACCTGACAGAGACTTTGAAGATATTTTTCAGGGAGTTGACATCATTAGAGATTACTTTTTAGACTAAAATAAATTCTGATACTTTATTTAATTTTGAATACGGGTTGTTTTCTGAATCCAAAATAGTGGATTCAAAATTGTACCCATTTAAATTAAATTCTTTAATTATATCATTAACATTAATTGGAAACACATCCAAGATTAAAGACTCCAACCACTCAGATTTAACCATATTTTTATCACTACTAATTTTTATTTCACAGTTAAGATTATCAATTTCCGATAATTTAGATTTAGAAAAAATATTAATAGATACTTCATTACTTAAACCTAAATGAAACAGGTGTTCAGAGATAAATTTAGAAAGGACTTTATATGATTTTTCTGAATTAACATTCAAACCATATGTTGGATCGGAAAAATATGTCTCAGAAGAAAAATCAGATTTAATTACATCAAAACTTGGAAATTCAGATAATAAAACATTTTTAACTTTAGAAATATCCTCTTTATCACAATCAAATAATATAATTGAATGTAGTTCATCTACTTTAATGTTAAAATAAAGACCATCTTTTGAATTTTGATTTACAATTTTTTGATAAAACTTATTTCTGTCGTTTTTAATATAGGTACTCGTAAAGTTTAATGACTCATCTTCAAAAGACGTATTATATAAGATAACGTCTATAATTTTTAATAGTTTAGAAGATTCGGGTTTTAAGGACTCTAATTTTTTGGATATTACATCTGTTAAATTTAAAACCGTATCTGAGTCGGTCTTACCCCTAACTATAAAAAAATTCCTAACGTTAATAACTGATATTTCTACCATAACGTTAGGATTATTCTCTTTTAATTTTTCAACAATGGTATTCGCAAAAAGGTTACAAAGATTGTTACCATCAAGATGATTATAAATTTCAATTTGATTCATATTTAAAACTTTAATATTTTATTTTAATCAAGTTTAGTTAAAAAAAATATTAGGTTAAATATTATAAATCAAAAATTACTTCTTATTGTAATATTTTTCAACAATCTTTGTTACAGCTTGTTTTACTGTTTCATTGTTTTGTTGTTGTTGTGTTTGAACTGGTTGTTGTACCTGTTCATTGTTTTGTTTTTTACACCCACAAGACATAATAATTTAGTTTTAATTGTTTATTATCTCAAACTTATGACCATATAAGGTCTTTCTTATTGATCCGTTATTTAGTTTTCCGTTATTTATTTTTTTACCTCTTAATGCTGATGATATTTTTTGTCTAACGTGTTTAGGTTGTCCAGAAGAAAACCCATTAGAAATTAAATAGTTCGCACCCTCAACTAGAGACTCAAATATAAATATCTCACCAGTTTGAATATTTGTAAATGAAAATTTAGAAAAGTTGTTATTTTTAATTAAATTATATTTTGATAACGATATTTTAACCTCAAGATTGTATGTGTTTCTTCTAAATTCATTCACCATAGCCAAATTATAACCATAATTTAAATCATTAGATTTATATTGTAATATGTAAAAATTTTCTCGGTCTATTAATTGATTTTTGTTACACCCCTCAATTATTTCAAAACCAAAGAATTCTTCACCGTATTTATTAAACGAATTTTGTAAATATTGGTTATCGTGAGAGTTAGAGGACAACATCCAAAAATGTTTGTATTTACGATTTTGTAAATTTAGAGAACTACCAATGTAAGTTTTACCATTAATTTTATTAAAAATTTTATAAATACCACATCCCATAATTATAAATATCTTTGATAATGACAATTTGTAAATAGAAAGTATTTATAACTATATGAATTTAAAAAACATAATTAGACGGGTTTTAAAAGAACAAGATGAAGAATGGGTTAATATTGACCCTGAATATTATATTGATCTTTTAAAGTATGTTAATGGTGATGGTGCACTCATTAAGAGATTTCCACAATATAGAGGTAAAAAAATTAGAATTACCGGTGACTTAGACTTAAATGGTTATAAAGACATATCAAATATTGATAGCATTGATTATGTTGATGGTGGTTTAAGTTTTGATAGTACAAATATATCTTATTTTGATAAAAATAAAGTTAAGGGTAGATTTAGTTATTGGTACAGTACAATGCACAGTATTGAAAAAAAGAGAATTTTAAACCAAAAGTTAGCCACTCTTGATGGGTACAGACAAGAGGGTGAATGGGACGTTAATAACAATGATGAAGAATCAAATGAAACTGAAGCTCTCTTTATGCATTTAAATGAAAATGGTAATGTAAGTAAATATGAAAACGACGAAGGGGAAGAAGTAGAAGAAGATAAATATTTTATTTGGAAAACTAAGTACACATCCTATGGAAATTCATCAATGTTTGAATGGTTAGGAGATGATATGTTTGAAAGTGAATGGATTGTAATTCCTGATGATAAAATTCATTACGCAGCAACTGAAGCATTAAAACAACGAATAGATGAGATGGGTTATGACTCGTTTAATGATTATGTTTGGGAAAATAATTTAGACACTAAAGAAGTTGAGTCTTGGTTATATGAAAATTACGAAGATTATATAAGAAGCCAACCTGAAGATTGGGATATAACAAAAGAACTTTCATCACAACAAGAAAAGTATGTTGAAATTTATGAACAAAAAATAGAAAGGTTAAATTCTAGATTAGAAACCGAAGAATTAACAGACGAAGAAACTGAAGAAATTGAAGACGAAATATCAAATATTGAAGATATTGTTGAAGAAATAAAAGAAAACCCTGAAGGTGAATATAGTGAGGACGAAATTGAAGATAGAATACAATCACTTGTCGATGATTATTCTAATGATTTCCCAAGTTATTTAAGAGATCACGGATATGATGCTAAATATCTTTTAGAATTTGTTGATATTGATGGTGTTTGTGAAGACATCATAAGTAATGATGGTTATGGTAATATTTTAAACGGGTACGATGGAAATGACGATGAATATAAGGTAAATGATAAGTGGTATCACGTAATGAGACATAATTAATATGAAACATATAATCAAAAAAATATTAAAAGAAGAAAGTCTTAAACAAACTTTAAAACAACAAGTTAAAGAATTTGGTTGGAAAGGTACCGCGGAATTGGTTAATGGATCCGAAAACTTATTGGAATTGATACACATAAATAACCCAATGGATTTTCTTAATCTTTATAACGATCTTGACGTTTTTGATAGTGAAAAATTTATTTTATTTGGACGTAGAGAAAATGAAGAACTGATAACTTACTATAAAACACATAAAGATGTTTACATTGATTATAATCAAATATGGTCAGTTTTAGAAGAAGGTTTTGGGCTTAGCTATGATGAAACTCAGTCACTTATAGAAACGTGGTTGGGTGACATATACAATTTAAGGGGAATCAAAGTCTATGAAAATGCAGAATAGAAGTTCAAATGGTTGGGTGACGTATACAATTTAAAAAGAAATATAATTTACACTATGTTATAATTTATTATTATTTAGTGATGAAAACAGATTGGTTATTTCAAGAACCCATAGATTTAGAGCACAAACAGTACGTACTTTTGGATTATCTACAAAAATTAGATAAAAATCTAAATAATTTAAAATTATACCCCCAATTCCAAGAGATATCCTTACATCTTGCAAGTATCAATTTATTAATTGAAAAAGGACAATATCTTACTTTAGGGAGACAATTAAAGGATCCTGATGATGAAATACTTATTTCAGATTTAATTCCCGTTAATTGTCCATTACTTACAGAACAGGAAATATTAGAAGTATATAACGTCTGTAAATATTCAACCGAAAACTTAAAAGATTACTTTAATCACGCAAAAGCCATTTGGGACATTGTAAATGATACTGTATCTATTGAAGTAGTACAAAACCCAAAAAACATTGAACCAAAACAAGGCCTTTTCTTTTTAGACTATAAAGAAAAAACATATCTATATGAGTTTATTATAAAACCAATTAAAAAAGATAGTCCTGAAACCAAATGTCACATTAAAAAAATATGTGAATGTCCAAAAGGAGATTTTAACGAAAAATTAAAGGAGGTAAAAAAATCATTAATCAAAGATATACAGGATGAAAAAATACACGGTAATTTAATCGTGTTTACTGTTAATCATAACAATAACTATCCACTTAGAGAAACATTACTACCAATAGTCAAAAGAAAGATTATGAATTATATGATACAGTCAAAAATTATTAGACATAAGAATTTGACAGGTAAGATTTAATTTATTATTATTTAAATAAAATTATGGAAACAATTGAATTGTCAGTTATTAAAAAAATGGTAAAAGAAAATCCTAATGATATGGAGTTAGGTAAAAAAATTAGACAAATGATTTTAGAAATTAAAAATCAAAAATATGGGATTCAACAAGAGGATACTCAAAAAGGATAATATTATTAATAATATTGATAGGTTACCGATTTACCTATCGGCAGATGCAATCATTACAAGCGATGACTTCTCAAGGGAAGTTTATAAAATGTATTGTGATGGAAAAACAGAGGATGAAATCATAAAATATATAAACAAAAATAAATGAAAATCAAATTAGAATACGTTTGGTTGGATGGATATACGCCAGAACCAAACTTAAGAAGTAAAGTAAAAATTGTAGAATACAATGATATTAAAAATGCGTTTTTGGATGGTAAATTTCCTGAATGGAACTTTGACGGGTCATCAACAAAACAAGCAGAAACAGGTAGTTCAGATTGTATTTTAAAACCTGTTAAACACTACATAACGGATGGGTTACTAAATACGATTTATATCCTTTGTGAAGTTATGAACCCAGATGGTACACCACACAAATCAAATTACCGTTCACAATTAGGTGATGAACAAGAAGATTTGTGGTTTGGATTTGAACAAGAATACTTTATTCAAAAAGGGATCGGTGAAGGAGTTTTAGGTCACGACAGAAAGTATTTGGACCCACAAGGTAAGTATTACTGTGGTGTAGGACAAAACGTTGTTGGAAGGGACTTTGTTGAAAGACATACTAATATGTGTTTAAATTATGGGATTGATATTACTGGAACAAATGCTGAGGTTGCGCTTGGACAATGGGAGTATCAGGTTTTTTCAAAAGGTAAACTAAATGCTGGAGATGACCTATGGATGTCACGATACTTCCTATACAAACTTTCTGAAGAATATGGTTACGCAATTACAATCCACCCAAAACCACTACAATATGGAGAATGGAACGGTTCAGGACTTCATACAAACTTCTCAAATGATTATATGAGAAATGTTGGTGGAGAAGAGTATTTTAAATCATTATTTGCAAGTTTTAACGCAAGACATACTGAACATATTAAACATTATGGTTCACATAATGAATTAAGATTGACAGGTAATTTTGAAACACAATCAATTGATAAATTTAGTTGGGGGGTTTCAGATAGAGGAGCATCAATTAGAGTACCACAACAAACAGCAAAAGATTGGAAAGGTTATGTTGAAGATAGAAGACCTGGTTCAAACGCGGACCCATATAAAATTATCTACCAAATTGAAAAGTCAATTAATAATGCTGAAACAATTGGTGATATTAAACATATGATGAATTTTAAAATTGATATTGATAAATTGGATGGTAAGTATGAAGGGATTTTAAGTAATGATGAATTACTTAAAGAATATAAAAACGATGAGGACTATGAACTTGATGTTGAAACAATGGAAGGGTCTAATATACCAACAGAAGACATTAACTTCAATCCACAACTACAATCAGAATTAATATCAGAATTAAGAAATAAATTGCAAAATAGCAAAATACCTAAAGCTCTTAAAAACGCAATGTTATATGGAAAATAATAACAATATAAAAATGATAGAATTTCAACAATTTGAACCACTTAAATCAAATAGATGGTTAATAAGAACGGAAGGATTAGAAATCAACCCTTTTTTATTTAGAAAATATAAAATATTTAATGATGGAAAAGAAATCATATTTACCACAGAATTTATTGAAACGGTAAATAACACATATAACCCAAAAGATTTATTAAATATTGTTGGTATTACCATTGAGTATTTGGATCCAACAGGGGTTGCGGTTCAGAAACTTAAATTTGATGTTAAGGGGTTGAACTTTAAAATTAAACAATCATATAGTAAAGATACTTTACAAACTACAAAACTTAGATTTGTTGTTAATTCAGATACATTAACTTTAATGAATAAATAATATGGAAAAAGAACAAGTAAACCACCCCCAACATTAAAAAGTTTTGTTGTATGTGGTAAAAATCGTAGTATGGGGATATTTATATATAAACCCATACTATGAAAAAACTTGAATTAAAAATTGGTGATAAATATCATTATTGGACTATATTAGAATTATCTGACTTTGAAAGTAAAAAAGGTGAAAGATATTATAAATGTAAGTGTGATTGTGGAACAATAAAGGATGTTAGAGCTCATCACTTGAAAAATGAAAAATCAAAATCTTGTGGTTGTTTTGTTAAAGAAACAATGTCAAAAATAAAAAGAATTGATATTGAAGGTCAAAAATTTGGTAAATTAACCCCTATAAAAAGAGTTCACCATAATAATAGTAAACATTTAAATAATTGGTTATGTAAGTGTGATTGTGGTAACGAAGTAATTGCGTCTACGGGTGCGTTAAGAAGAAATAAACATTTATCTTGTGGGTGTATAAGGAAAGGTGAGGAAAGCCACAATTGGAAAGGGGGGAAAATTACAACACCATCAGGGTATGTTAAAAAATATGCACCTGAACACCCAAAAAATATAATTGGTTATGTTTTGGAACATAGATTAATTATGGAAGAGATGGTTGGAAGATATTTAGAACCAAATGAGGAAGTTCACCATAAAAATGGTATTAGAAATGATAATTCTAAAGAAAACCTTGAATTATGGGTTAAATCCCAACCACCAGGACAAAGAGTTGACGATATGGTTGATTTTTGTTATAATTTCTTAAAGAAATATAAACCTGAAATATTAAAATAGTAAAATGTCAGAAGAAAAAGAAATGGTTAATCATCCCGACCATTACCAATTTGGTGAAAATAATGAATATGAGGCAATCAAAGTAATTGATGCTTGGGAATTGGGATTCTCACTTGGTAATACTGTTAAGTACATCTCAAGAGCTGGAAAAAAAGAAAAAGATAAAGAATTACAGGACCTTAAAAAGGCGTTATGGTATTTACAACACCATATTGAAACATTAGAGAAAAAATGATAGAAACAGGAAAAATAATAAATGGTGATTGTATTGAGGTAATGAAAAGTTTACCTGAAGGGGAAATAGATCTTCTTGTTTCATCACCCCCATACAATGTGGGTATTAATTATGACGCACATATAGATACATTAGACATGGATGTTTATTGGGAATGGACTAAAGAGTGGTTATCCGAAGCTTACAGAATTTTGAAGGACGATGGTAGAGTTGCTATAAACATCCCTTACGAAACCAATGTACGTGAACGAGGTGGTAGAGTGTTTTTTGTATCTGAATTTTATCAAATTATGAAACAAGTTGGGTTTAAATTTTTTGGTATTGTGGATTTGGAGGAACAATCACCTCATCGTAGTAAGACAACTGCGTGGGGATCTTGGATGAGTCCGTCAAGTCCATATATTTATAACCCAAAAGAGTGTGTAATACTTGCATACAAAAAATACCACATTAAAAAGGTTAAAGGGGAACCTCAGTGGAAAGGAACACCAACTGAAATTATTCAGGAGGATGGAACCATAAAAAAGAAAGTAGTATATGAGGAAGAAGATAAGAAAGAGTTTATGGAACTTGTTTTTGGTCAGTGGAATTACTTTGCAGATACTAAATCACTCACCAAGGCAACGTTCTCAATGGACATCCCAACTAAAGCGATCAAGATATTGTCCTACAAAAACGATGTAATTCTTGACCCGTTTGCGGGTAGCGGAACAACATTAGTTGCTGCTGAGATACTTGGAAGAAGATGGTTAGGTATTGAACTATCACCAAATTATACGGAGGTGGCTAAAACAAGGGTTGAATATTTTAAAAACCTACAAACAGTATCAGAGGAAATCTAAGAGTAATCTTGGATTTTTTGTTTTTAATGGTATTTATATATTATGAAAAAAAATGTTATTAAAAATGTCAACTTAATACTTGAAGAAAGATATTTAAAACAAAAATCAATTATTATTGAAAGTTTAGAACCACCTAAAAGTGAAGACGAATATATATCAATAATTAAAAATAATGGATTCACACAAGTAAGTTCAAAGGACCCGAACACTGTTTGGAAATATGAAAATAGTAAAACACAAGTTTTTACATATAAAACAAAAGACGGTAAATTATATGTAAGTCAAAGAGGGTTTTATAACCCAAAAACTGATTTACATATTCCCACAACTACTACATCTTTTAAAATACCTGTAACTACTGAATATCAAAAATATTGGGATAGGGCCGTTAATGACTACATACAAAGTAAAAACATTTATGACCCGTCTTGGTCATTAGAAAATATTAATGACCAAATAAAAAAAATTGAAGATAATCTTAAAATAACTAACGATAAGGATATTGTTACAGTTGGTGGGGTTTTTATCAGAAATATTAAATCAGTTGAAGAAAATATTAATAAATGGTTGATTGATCCTGATAAACAGATGGCAAAAAATAACCTAAACCAGTTAAAGGGATTGGCAAAAGAAAAAGGATTATCCGTATGAAATATATAATTAAAGAATCAGGAATTAGAGATATAAATCAAATAAAAAAAAGATATCCTAAAGCTAAAATTTACTTTCACCAAGATTTAGATGGAGTAACAACAGCCCTTGGTATGAAACATTATTTAGAGCAAAACGGGATTAAAGTTGTTGATGCTGAGACTATACAATACGGAGATAAAGAATTTGCAATTAAAAAAACGGATGCTGGTGGTGATATTATGCCTGTACTTGTGGATTTTGCTCACGGGAAACCAATGTTTGTAATACATACAGACCATCACGATAGTCAGGCTGGGGTTGAACCTGGCACCGCAACTAATTTTAGACCGTCAAGATCTAACGTTGAAACAATATCACAAGTAGTTTCACCAAAAGAAATTTTTCCTTTTGATGATATTACTTTAATATCAACTGTGGACTCAGCCAATTTCTTGGCCCATAATATTACACAGGAAATGGTAATGAACTATTTGTTTAAATTTGATAAGGATAATAGTTTAAAATCTAACAAAATGTTAATGGGACTTGTCACTA